TTGTTATTAATTGAAAGCGTAAGCGATTGCATGCACGCTTTACCTTGAATTGATTGACCATTAATAAGCAAGTTTTCCACGTTTGGCATACTGACCAATGGACGGGTTGAAGCCGCTATAGGATTAGTGACAGGATTGACTTGCTGACGGGTAAAGGAGCTACCTACTAAACCAAAGTTACCTGTGATTTTCCCGGTTGTTTGAATGGTGATTTCACCAGTATTTACCTGCACACCACGGTAGATAAACACCTGCCCAATATCTTCAAAAACTTTAACCAGCGTTAATGACTTACGTACGGTACCACCAATGGTTAAGCTGTTTGCTGCCCAGTTATTGAAAGCTAAAGCACTTAAGAATAAATCAAAGGTACCAAGTGACAATTCAAACTCTAACTGACCAGCTACTTCAGCTTCAGTAACCACACCGCCTTGACGGTAGCGTGAATCCACCACCTCATTGCTTTCTTCAGTAGAGACATTTTCAGATAGACCATCGGTTACACGGCGAACGGTGTACCAAACTGGATTTGCCGGAGTTGTTCCTAAAACTGCTTCTTCACAAGCATATAATCGAATTTTTGCGCCTGAACTCATTTATAGTTCTCCAAAATTTAGGCATAAAAAAACCCGCTTCATCAGCGGGCAGTTATAAAAAATGGGAGTAAAAAAACCGCTAAATTTGCGGTTTTTTAAGGTGTTGCATCGGTATCTGATACTTCCGGCGGTTCCACACCATTCATGGCTGCAGCTACTGCCTGAGATAAGTTAGTAGGCTGGAACTCAACTGGTGTTTCACTCAATATTTCTTCAGGCACGGGTTCAGGCTCTTCATGTAAACGGATATCAATCCAGCGACCTTCTGGAATATCGAACGGATTGTCGTGATCAGCTACGATAGCTGCTTTTTCAACATCAAACTTTCGTTTGTAAGTTTTAATTGAAATATCACCATTTTCTAAAGTTGAGTATTCAACAGCTACGACTGTATTACCGTTAGCGTCCTTAGGAACCTCGATATACCAGCCTTCCTGAGCGAAACCTAAAGAACCTTTCAATAAGTAATCACCGACATCTAATTTTTCAAAATGGATAGGCTGTTTGTTTGCTTCATCATTTAATTCAATAGATTCTGCAAAAAGCTTAACAATTGGTGAGGCTGATTTAACAAAACCATTTGCATCAACTGTAGTGTTAGCAGTAGTCCGATATTCCCCCCATTGGGTCCACACATTATCGGCTGTTCTTGATCTAAAGTAATGCCTTTGATTAATTACATTTTTCCATTCTTGTCGTGCAAAAAATGAAACTGGATTGTATTCATTTATTTGTACATATCCTGCAGTACCACTAGGAGGAGCATTTGGATTACTTGCATTACTTGCTGAGAAGTTACCCGTGTTAATCACAGTATCCATATCACTGGATGTGCTCAATGTTGAGGCAATGCCGACACCAAAGTCCCCTACCTTTACAACCCTACCTAAGGTTTTATCAAAACTTCCAGCTGTCAATGTTCCTGTCGCTGCACTACCCAACCCGGTTACTTGAGTCCAATCAGGTGTCAAATTTGGAATACCCGAAGCAAAAGGCAGCATAAATTGCCGCTTACCTTGAGCTGAGTTATAGGGATAAGGCCGATGATCCCAAGAATATTTAAAGACTAGATTTGCCATTATGCAGTCACCCCGTCAATTACCTGAAAAGTCAGAGTCTCAGTGTGTTGAGTCACACCACCCACGACGGCTTTGATATCCATCTGACACAAGCCTAAAGGCCATGTAGCAGTGCTTGTTCCTGATTTAATATTGAGCCAGCCTTTCTGAGTGCTTTGACTTAACGCTGCACAAGTCAACGTTGCTACGGCGGTTCCGTCCAGAGTTTTAACTTGCGAAGTAAAGGTATACCCCGTTAAATCGATCGCTCGACGTACATCATTAGCTGGATATTGCAGTGCATCATCCATATCAACGAGCTGCAGATTTAAGTTGAATGTGTCACCACGCTTAAAAACATGATTGCTCATAAGTGTTTCCTTTAGACATAAAAAAACCACCTTTGAGGTGGTAGTGAATAAGACATAAAAAACCGCTTGTTAGCGGTCATTTAATTAAAATATTTTTAGGTTTGTAATCTATATCTACTAAAACTCCAATAACAATATTTTTTTTAGGACCTTCAATTGATTGCTCATCAACCAAATCAATATAAATAGTTTGTACAGCTAAGTTGTTTTCTGATTGCCATTTATCAACTTCCTCACCTACTACCTGAGCAATTCTAGTTTCTAATTTCTTTTTCTTTACTTCAATTTCTTGAAGCATTTTAATGTATTCGTTCATAAAACATTTGACCTAAAGATTGATTAAAAAGAAGAATAGTTACTATATCTCCGCAACTAGAGTAATTATTATCAAAACCAGCATAATAAATACGCATCAATTCAGAAACTATTTTACTTTCTTTTATACACCTACCTTAATTTACAAAATTTCTAAATGATACTTTTCAGTTACCATTTTGATTTTGATTCCTTTGTAGTATCTAATCATTGGATCCTTACTATCTTTGGTTAATCTGTCTTGAAATTTTTCATTTTCCATTAAAGCCGCATAGTCTTTATAACCAATGATGACCTTTTTAGGATTTTTACCATTACTCTTAAAATCATCAATCAGGTTATTCAGTTCTTTTAATTTCATTTTCACATCACCAATTTACATACAAATAAAGATTTACCGATTAAATATGACAAAAGTTTTATTTTAAAATTAAAAAAAATCTTTTAGCCAACCTTATACCCAATCGACACATTATACTGAATGAAGTCAGCGTCTTGCCTAACAAAAATTGACTGTCCATTTAAACATTCCAAATGTTCGATTGAGAAATATTCAAAATGTGCAAGCAATGCATCGCTTAGAACAGTTAAAGCCTTCTCCCCCGTATGTAATCGATCAAAACATTGAATCAAGATATTACCGGTTCGGCGTGTACAAGGATTATCGGCTATTCCTGAAATAAAACTCGGGCCGCCTGCAATAGTCAAACGGCACCATACTCCTTTTGTTGGCACATTAAAGCCTGGTGCATTTGGATACTGAATTCGATCCTGAGAAATACCAGTAAAAGCTTGCATACGATCGATAATAGCTTGCCTTGTCTGCTCTAAAGTCATTGCCATTTTAGCCACCGTACTTTTGAGAAATAAAGTTATACGTGAGGCCATAAATACCTTGTGGCGCTTGATCAGACCAACCGTTTTCCAAGCGCTCAGCATAAGGCTGGTTGTTCTGTATATAGACCAAATTACCCAATTTAATCTTTACAGCTTGAATAGCGGCATCCTGCACGGCGTTAGTTTCAGGTCCACGTATGCCATAGTCACCAGATCCAATCGAAACAATATGTGAAGCACGGTATGCACCAGTATCGACGGGACTTAAATTAACTAAAGATTGCACAGTATCCATAACAATATGCTTCACATGGTCTTCTGCTGCTTTAGACACATCAAGACTAAAACTAGTCGGCTTTTTCCCCTTCCATCCCATGATTTACCTCACTAGCTTCGAACATTTCAAATAGGTCTTGAGCGATTGCCTGAATTGAATAAGCTTCAAATTCCACACTAGGCTCTCGCTCACCCATTCGCCGTTTTACTATTTGCCAGATATGAACAGCTTCATGTAAAAGCAATCCGTAAACTTGAAGTAGGTCTTTATCCGCCGTATCACCAATTTGGACAATTGCATAAGCACCATCAGAAAAAGTACTAACTTGTGCATCCGCTCCCATATCCAGAAATTGATCAGCTTTATCTATATCTTCAAATAACAAATCCATGTGTAGTTGATTTCGAGCAAGCGTGTACTGCACATGTTGGAATGGTGAGATATACCACTCTGGTACATAATCTGTACTTACCATTCAACCTCCTAAATTACAGCTAATAAAAAACCCACCGAAGTGGGTTATAAGAAAAAACTTTACACATATAAAATTGATAACTTGTTTCTTTTTTTAACAATTTCATTAAATACAACAATCTTTTTATCCTGAGCTTCAAAGTGTTTTTTACTAGAACGTTCTGAAACACTCTTAGCTAGTGCTGTTTCAATTTCTTTAAACTCTTGAAACTCTTTATATGCTCTAACCTCTTCACTAAAGTGCAACCAAAAAAAAGGTAAAAGCTTTTGTATTTCTTGTACTTTAAAAAGAAAATCTTCTGACACTGCATCTTTTGCATTTATCTCAGCTTTTTTAGCTGCCAAACTATTTAGTTTTTGATAAAACAAATCCTGTTTTTTAAAAAATTCATCATTATCTAATATGTAGACAAATGATAAGGTGTAGAAGTCAAAAAAATCATCCAATACATTTAAAATTTCCTTACTTACTTTTTCATTATTAACTGATACGTGTTGATTCCTCCAATCACTAAAAAGAACCAATGCAGCAGCAGGTGCCAGAAATGCGGCAGTTATTGATAACCCATCTTTAATAAGGTCAAAAACCTTTTTAAACGATAAAGAATCTTTCAACCATTCCGTTTGAAATAGATAACCGATAATTAAATAAAGAATTAGAAAGACAAATGTCCAGAAAACTAAATCTTTTATTTTTTGTTCTAATTTTTTCTCAGCCATATATCCCCCTACTTTAGAAGGATATTAGACCAAGTATTTAAACCTTCCTCAACTGACATTTCCAAATGGTAGAGGCTGGATCCTGCTGTATATGAATAACGCGGAATGAGCCTAAGGCTGTTAACCACTCATCATCAATCTTTGGCTCTTTGGTAACTTCATTCTGCAGCACTGTAGCCTTCTTATCTGTGGCCAGAACTCCAAGTGTTTGGATCTCATATTGACTGTATGAGCCAAACAAAACGCCACGGCCAGAATAATTTTCTTTAACTTCAACATAAGTTTCTGTCTTAGGATCCCAATTAGTTTTTGAAAACCGCTCACATGTAAAGGTATAAACGGCATCTGCTAAATCATCATTAAATACTTCAGCAATGTCTGCCTGAATTTCGTCACGTAAGCCCATATCATGCCCTGTAAAGTGGTATGCCAAAGCCATTAAAACTTGCATTTGGATCTTTCAATTCAAGTGAATCAATAAAATCAATTGCTATCTGTTCGAAGCTAGAGATTGCTTCAGATCCGTCCTGATATTCTTTTTCTGACTCAACAGAATCAGCTTTAACTTTCTTACGCTTCAACTGCTGGTCTTTGCCGTTATAAATTACTTTGGCCAGAATTCCTTTGATAATTTCACAAGCCGCGTCCTTAAGAAGTGGATCAATAGGATCTGGTACAAAACCAATCCATTTTTTCATCCAAACATTAGCCAGCTTTACCAGACGAGCTTTATCACTGTCTGGTGCAAAATCGCTGCCCAAAATTGAATTTGCGTCATCTACAGTAATAAAGCTCATTGCATTATTCCTTCGGGATTAATTTAAGAAGTTCTGCTTTTGTTGCAGACGGTTTGTAACCAATGTTTTTACTAGCCAAATACTCTTTTAATTGATCATTTGACCAGTTTTCAAAATCATTAGCTGCCGTTTCTGTTGCTTTTCCAGATTCCAATTCAGCAATACGCGCTTGCATAGCAGCAACATCATTTTTAAAAGCATCAAACTCTGCTTGAATGCTTACTACCTTTCCTTCAGCCGCTTTAGCCGCATTGTCAGCTTGGAGTACAGCATCTTTTAAACGTGAGTTTTCAGAAATTAACTCCGAACTATCACCACTAGCTTGTTCCAAGATTTCGATTTTTCGTTTAAGTTGCCCGTTTTCTTCAATAACCTTTTTACAGTCAGCTTTTGCTTGATCAATGACTTCTTGCAGCTCTGGGGTAATTCCCACCGCGACATTTACTGTGGCCAAGGTCGTTTTTGCAGGCTCTTTCAATTTGCGAACTTCAACTGGAATATCCAGAGCTTCGTAATCATTTTGGATTTTCGGGTAATCACCGTAAATAATTACTTCTTCAGCACTTCGATTCGGATGTTCGTAATAATCAGGATTGGCAATAGTTCCAACTTCTAACGCAGCTGCAGCAGCAATACGTGTATAAATTAGCTTCATGATGCATTTCTCTTAAATGTAAAAAGAGGGCTTAATAGCCCTCTTATAGTGAGATGTTTATGAGTTAACCAGTTGTTGTGCCAGACAAGTCAAGCAATGTGCCTGCTGTCATTTTGTTGCTAGTAGCATGTTTTTTCCAGTTGGCACTTGAACCAAGTAAAGTAAGGTCAGGGTTTTCACCTTTTGATGTATCCCAGCTATAACCAAGAATATCTAAGTTGAACGCGCCTTCAGCACGCATACCAATACCTAAGTTTTCTTCATCATTGATGTCATACGCTCGGAAACCAGGTACTTGTGATTCTGTAACAGTAACAGCTCCCATTTGTAAACCAAATGCATCATCATCACCTACGGCATCAGTCACCAAGACTGGCTTACCTAAGGTACCCGGTAAACCACCATAGATAACGATTTCAGATTCGCCATAAATTTGCTTAGTGATTGCATCATCGACAATATCAAAATAAGTCTCTGAGTTCATTACCCATAAACTAATACGTCCAAACTTATCGCCAAACTTACGCATACCACGTGTTAATGCTTTACGACCATCTACAGCAATACTGCCTTTAGCAATCATATCCGGGTTGCTAGAAATAGCTGCTTTTAATGAAGCTAAACTGTACTGTAAACGACCTGCAACCAATGCATCTGCTAAATCATAACCAAGAATCATGGCAAACTCTTCAGGTGTACGTGCACGGCGTTTGAATGCCTCTTCAGTAGAAGCATAAGGACCATATTTATATGGGACTTTTACGCCTACAGATTCACCAGAACCAATTTTCTCTGGAACTACTTTGGCAGTTGAATTCACATCACGATGTTTGATGCTACCGCCCACTTTGTAGAATGCTTCTTTATTGAAATCACCTTCAATGATCTCATTGCGATAAACAATTGCACCATTAGAGGCTTGGTTAAATACATTCAAATTATCTTGCAAACGCTCTAAATAAGCAGTTTGAGCCAATTGATTGTAGATGATCATGTCTGAATTAACTGTTGTAGTCATAACTACTTATCTCCAAATTTTTAATGATTAGTTCGGTAGTTTTAGGAAGGCATCATTGCCATGTTCTTTGATGTAATCTGCTTTCTGAGAAACAGACATTTCACTGCGTTTCATTCCAGTAGGTGCTCCACCTTTGCCCCCACCTTGAAAACCACCGCCAGTTCCTTTACCACCTTTAAGAATTAAGTCTTTATGCTGGTATCCACCAACCAATGACTCTAAAGCTTCATCAACATTTGCAAGTTCACCCGGGCGGACACGTGAATAAATCTTTTCGCCGTTCGGATCATATGCAACCACCTTGCCTTCTTCGATTTTGAAGTGATGGCCAAAGGTTGCCTGAACCATGTCCACAGGTACTGCAATGTTGTCTTGAATGTACTTAGAACGAGCAAAACCACCGCCGATTAGTTCTTTGTGTAAAGAGGCTTCTAGTGCGTCACGTTGCTCAACAATCGGAGCATATTTTTCTTCAACTGCCTTGATAGCTTCAGCTTTCACTTTCTCAACTTCACCGGCATCCACCAGCTTTTTATCGTCGAGATTTTGGATTGTTTGTAATGCCTTTTTAGCTGCCGCTGGGTCTTCAATTCCTTCAAAAGCTTTTAATGCTTTTTCGGCTGCTTCTTTGGCTTCACGTTGTGTTTTAGCTTCATTGTTTAAGCGTGCAATTGTTGCTACCGAGTGTGGTGCATCATGTGGCATTTCTTTGCCGTCATCATGAATATAGATCGGTTTATCACCGTCTACTTCCGCATATACCTTACCGTCGATCGTTACTGTTTTAAGTTTCATGGGTCATCCAACCTATATTTACAAAATGGGCATCCGCCCGGATTCGCCGTCTGCATCCACTTTCGGCAGGCATAAAAAAAGCCCTATTTCGAATAGGGCTTTTTAAAAATTAATATTAGTTTATTGGGTTGTTACTAACTTTCTATCTGGCTTTAAAAATAATTTCTTTTTAAAGAAAACTAAAAAAGTTGAGTTAACAACTGATATCAAGCCATAGAGAATAAATACTAATAAAATATGCTCATAACCCACCGCAAAAAGATAAATAATTGCAAATGAAATTAAGATACCTCCAGCCAATCGATAGAGAGCTATTGAAGTATCAAGTAAGCCTTCCGAAACTTCCTTTAAGAAATTCTTATGCTGAAAATTAAAATATCGATGTAAAAGCCAAAAAATCAAGCCTATTAAGCAGTTAATAGCAACAGCAACTAATCCAACAAAATTAAATTGATCATTTAATGAATTAACTATTTTATCAACACCCTTTTCTCCATCAAAGAAATATGAAAATATCATTGTTATTAAGTTAATTGTTACTACAATACAAAGTTCAACCAACATTAAACTTAATA